TTCGCATTCGTCAGCCAGCCGCAGGGCTTCAGGTTGTGCGCTCATGGATGCTCCTTGGTGGCTTTGGCCCACTTGAAATGATTGCGGGCGTACACGACCCACAGCGCAATGTTCATGGGCAACATTCCCCAGGTGCCTGACACAACAATCCAGATGAGCCACAGCGCCTGATTGGAAAGACCGACCGCCCATGCGCTAGGGTGCTTGTTACCAGCGAGTACCGTCATCCAGATGGTGATGACCGACAGAAGCCACGGGAGGGTTGACTCAATACTCATGCTGCGCCGCCCTTCTGCGCCAGCGCGGCGCGGCACGTTTCCCTGTGCATGCAGGCGTTGACCTCGCTGAACACACCGGCTGCGCGCTCATCCACTGCGCTGGCCTCGACCTTTGGCGGTCTGTCGTGGGCAATGAACCGACCGCAGGCCTCATGCTGCTCGTGAGATGTGACCTCACGTGCATCGACACCGCGCTGGCATTGAGCGCAGTACCAGCCTTTGTAATCGTCATCCACTGCGCTGGCCTGCGCTGGCGCTTCGGGCGCGGCAGCGAGCATGGCGGCGTAAGCCTCGCGATGACTTGGTTTTGCGGCGCAATCCAAGGCCGCTTCTAGCATCTCCCACGTCGGCTCCACCGGCACCAGCTTCCAGCCCTCCGGCACTCGCTGGCGGTCGGCCTGCTGCGCCAGCTTGGCAAGCACTGCGGCTTCGCGGGCGTCGGCGTAGGCTTCCATTTGAGCGCTTGAGTATTTGTCCCAGGTGCTTTGATGGTTGTCCATCGGTACGCGAGGTTCCGGCAGCTTCGGGCGCTCGTCATCGGTCAGGAGCGTGTTCATTATTTTTCAACCTTAAAAGAACTAAACTGTTTACTGTTTGCTTTGCAATAATTGTTCATTGCCTGCTGAAGTGCTTGTTCATCACCCCCAAACCAGAAAGCCATGCAAGTCTTTACAACCCGAGACTCTGAGACTTCAGAGCCTTTAGCATATCCATCCTGGTAGCCTTTAGCTCCTCCCAGCATGAATGCAGCAAAACCTACCACAAGACAACAGACCATGGTCTTCATGTCAATCACCCATAACATCTTCGACAGCAAGGTTTACACAAGCAAGGAAGCCTTGGCTGGCATTGTTGAGCAGCGGTGTCACGTCATATCCACCAACAAAAGCCCTATCCCAAATGACGATGGCAGGCTCACCAGGGCTAACATCATCAGCGTCGACCGGAGGATAGTATTCCACGTTGGTCAAATCAATGTCAACACCAAACAAAGACAACGGAACACGAGCAGAGAAACGCATTTTGTAAGACATATCAAAGTCCAGAGATATAAAGAACAAAGACAAACAACCAAGTAAACCAAGCAATCAAGTACCTATACGCTCCAGCCTTTAGGTTAGATGCTGGCCGCCGGTGAGGACAGTTACGCCCTTGGTTGCAGTCATGTTTATCACAGCAACTCATTGCTTAGACTCCTGGGCTTCGATGTTGTCTAGCAGACATTCAACCACCATAGCGACATCAGTCATGACAGGATCATAGCCTTTGGACACAATCCAGTGTGCAAGATGCGTAACGTCAAACCAGTAGCTTGCTTCTTCAAAGTCATAGTCACCCATGTGAGACTCCAGAGTTAAAGACACCAATGATATATACCATTGATATTTATCTTAAAGGTTAGACACCAATGCTTCTATGCTGTCTGAGCCCTTAAGAGTAAATATTATACCATCAAGGACAAACACTGTCAACACCGTTCGTCGGATCATCCTCCGACAGCCCAGGAACCTTAGGGTCCGTCACCACCAAGGTGCTGATCTCTTGCACAGCATCAATGCACTCAGAGCACATGTCCAGGTAGTCACCAGTGGCGGTGTCTTTGATCAAGGCTTCGTAATCAGACAACATTGAATTACAGCAGATGCACCGCATTATTAAACTCCAAAACGGTTTTTGATGAGAGCAACAAACAATAGATATTCCTTCTGGAATTCTTTGTTGTCTTTATGTGTTTCGTTAATGGCGTTGATGAATTCATCAATTGAACCAGAGAAACAACCACAGTTTACCCGGACACCTATCACTGAATCCCTATGTGCAGTTGTATAACGCCCTGAAGATTTAGCAGGTCCGATGACAATATAATTTGATGTTTTTTCAATCAAAGCGGCACCGGACACCTTAGCGTTACCGAACACCCAAGCGTCACCGAACACCTGAGCGTTACCGGACACCTGAGCGTTACCGAACACCCAAGCGTCACCGAACACCTGAGCGTTACCAGACACCCGAGCGTCACCGGACACCACAGCGTTACCGGACACCTGAGCGTTGCCGTACACCCGAGCGTTATCAAATATGTTTTTCACGACTAAACTCCAATTGAATTAAATCTTCTTCACAACAAATAACCCGGTGTCATTACCTTCTGAATCCAGGTTATTAATCCATGCCCAATACGTCGCATTGACTTTCTCCATGAATCGTACAGCAATTACACCAGATTCTTTGAACACTACAGCCCACATGATCTATTCTCCTTCAGTTGAAAACAAGGCTTCAGAGGCTCTGAGAGGCTCTCACGCTACCTAGACACCAACACACTGTTAAAACACGCTCTGAGGCCGTTTTAGAGGCTCCTAGAGGCATCCTAGAAGGGCGCGGGCTCTAGTGGCTTCCGTGGTGGCATGTACGGGTATGGTTTCCAGGTAGGGAAGGGCCATCCGTCAGTGCTTGGATGAGGATACATAATTGTATTATACATAATTAACTAATCCAATTAAATACCATAAAGCCTATTAGACAGACACCAGCGATGCAACTAGACACCAATACAATTTTATCTGGAGTATGCATAGGTTCTTCTTTCTCAGTGATAGGACCACGAGCATATGGTCCGAAAGCCTGTTCAAGGATGCGAGGGTACTTACGGGTTTGCATGATAGTTTGATCCTCAGAAGGTAACGTACAGAAACTTACCCTCAGACAAACTGATGTACTGGGTATTGTCAGACAGATAGTCCTCCACTGCCTCGATTGCTTCCTCTTCATCCGCACAATCGGACAGATCAATTCTGTAGCTCTGAGCGATGTCTTTGTAGTGCTCTTCTGTCCACTCGCAGCAGATACCGACAACATCAAGCACATAAGGCTCTCCAGTGTCTTCGGAGTACTGCGCCAAGTAGTCAAACAAGGCAGTAAAGCCCTCGTGACTGAACTGTTCATGGCGGTTGTACAGCTTGAATTCCTCGTATAGGTCGTAGTGGCTGTTGATACGTGCGACGATAGGCATGAGGTGCTCCTGGGTGGTTGATGTTGACTACAGGGAAGACATCCTAGCACCCTCAGTGTCCGAAGCTGCTAGGGATAAACCCTATGTTAGTTCTTCCAGCATTCAAATTCTTTGCTAAGCTCTTTATTCCATACATAGAACCAACTTCCAGTAGCAGGCCAATATTCCAGGCTTCGGCCTGACCGATAGATCGAAGATGCGAACAGGGTTTCTGCCTCGCTTTCATTTTCATAGTGACGAACAAAGACATCCCCGCTGTTGTTCTCGATCACGAGGGTAGGTTTTACGTAAGACATGATGTTTACTCCAGGTTGAAAGGTTGATAGAGACTACAGTTTAAACCAAATGCAGAGCCTTGACAAGTGCCCGAGACAGACACCAGCCAGAGACACAGCAGGCGATGAAGATCAAGACAGACATATTGGCTCCAGTGCTTAGTTGCTTGACAAGGTTTACATCATAACCCACTGGACTATCCAACGGGCTAGGGATAAACCCTATGTTAGCTCCAAAAACCAACAGTCCCACAAGCGCGCATGTAAGAACAGAAATCACGACATTGTTTTTCTGTCATAGGCTTGGCTTTGCTTTCATCGGAGGTATAACTGTAACGATCGCCTTTTTGTTGACCATTACCGACCCATTCAACAAAGGCCACAGTTCCGTTGTTTAAGAAGCGCCAAGCGATGTGTTTGTTTTCCATGATGTTTACTCCTGGGTTTGTTGTTGCGATGGATGAACTATAGCGCCTTGCTGCTGTGGTGTCAACTACCGTTCGTCGGAAGACAGACGGTTACTTCATGGCTCTTTATAGAGCTTTATAGATTGGAGGTATCGAGGCCATCAAGTATTCTTCAGGTGTCCTATAGAGGCACCACCACAGCCCCTCACACCAGGACACCAGAGCCCATCAAAGCCACCAAAGCCACCAGAGCCACCAGAGCCCATCAAAGCCACCAGAGCCACCAGAGCCTTGGCCCTTGGTGCATGTAAGTGAGCACTAACGAACGTAGATTGATAGCTTGCCTCAATTGGCTTTGATGGCTTAATAGCCCCCGGGGGAGGGTGATGCGATAAAGAAACTTTAGCAGTAGCCCCAAAGCCTCAGAAAAAAGTAAAACTAGAAAGACACTCTGAAAAAAGAATACCGCTAGAGACACTAGAATGTCGTCTAAACAGGCTTTAAATGACAATATTATGTTAAGTAGCTTGATAGACTTAAAACATCATAAGTATTTGATTATATTGATAAAAGTACTAAAGGCTGCGGTGGATCCCGTGCTCCCTGGAAGGGGGGCTTTAGAGAGAGCCTTAATTGTCATCCAACACTACCGTTTGTCTGAAAGTACTTGACAAAAGTCTCGGAAGATGGTATAATATATGTATCTTTTTTGTTAGGAGTATTTATGGATAAGAAACAAATTATTGAAGATTGTCTGAAACAATGTCTTACTACCAAAGAGATCGGTAAAAAACTTGGAGGGGTGTCTCGTCAGCGTGTCTATCAGCTCATGCAGAAGTATGGTCTGTCTACGCCTGAAAGGAAAAAACTTGGTTTCTGGAAAGATCAAGATCCTAAGCTAAAATGGCTTAACAGAACTATGTTGTCTCGTGGTCTTTCGTTCCAAGAACGTCATGCTTTGATTGATGAACTTAAAGATAAGATGCCTGACTTCTGTCCTGTCCTGGGGACTCCTATGATCTATGGGAACGAAGGTATCCGGCAGGATAACAGTGCTTCTATAGACCGTTATGACTCTACGAAGCCCTATGAGCCAGGGAACGTAGCCATTATTTCTTGGAGAGCCAACCGTATCAAGAACGATGGAACACTGGAAGAACATGAGCGTCTGGTCGCATGGATGAAAGAAAATATAAGGTCTTGACACCTTTTTTCTTAGCGGGGTAGAATTATTTATGGTATAATATATACATCTTGTAGAAAACAAGATAAGGAACTCAAGGTAAAGACTATAGAGCACTAAGAAGCCTGACCCCACTACTTAGTGTCTATAACGAACACTGAAAGGAACTAAAGTAAATTATCATTAATGTTTTAAACATAAATGTATATTTACCTTAGATTCCTTCATCTAAGAAACTTAATGCTACATAGTGCTTCAGAGCACTCTATAGCTAGATAGTCTCCCATAAGGATAAAGACTGATATGACTAAACCATCAGGTAACCCTAAAGGTAGACCACCTAAGAAAGACATCGCTGAGATAAAAGAAAAAAGATCAGTTGGTCGTCCTAAAGGTGATGCTGCCATCATCAATGAATATAAACTTCGGATGCTTAACTCTCCGAAGTCTGCTAAAGTCCTAGAAGCCATCTACGATGCTGCGCTGGACAATGAGCATAAGAATCAAGCAGCAGCGTGGAAACTAATTGTGGACCGTATTGTCCCTGTGTCTGTCTTTGAGGCACAGAAGCAAGGAAGCAATACTCCGACCATCAGTATTAACATCAGTTCAATTGGTACTCCGGATATTGAGACTGTTGAGCGCAATGAGGATGTCACTGATATTGAGGTAAAGAAATACGATGAGTAACTTGAACTGGTCTATGCTGCCCTGGCAGCTTCAGGTCTGGCAGGACAAGGAACGGTTTAAGGTACTGGCTTGTGGTCGTCGTACTGGTAAGTCGAACCTTGCTATCAAGATGACCCTTGCAAAGGCTTTAGAGGCTCCTGAAGGCTCTGCTGTAGTGTACATTGCCCCTACCCTAGCACAGGCGAGACAGATCGCTTGGGATGCCCTTCTGGACGCTGGAAAGGATGTTATCAAGTCTGCTCACGTCAACAACATGGATATTGTGTTGGTGACGGGCCGAAAGATTCATATCAGGTCTGCTGAGAACCCTGATACCCTCCGTGGTCTTAAGCTGTACTTCGCTGTGATGGATGAAGCAGCGTTTATCAAAGATGATAATCTTTGGACCAAGATTGTCCGTCCTGCTCTTTCTGACCTTAGAGGCGATGCGCTATTTATTTCTTCTCCTGATGGGCGTAATTGGTTTTTCGATCTATACAATTATGCTACACGATCTGGTGATAAAGACTGGAAGGCTTATCATTTCACTACCTACGACAATCCTACAATTCCTAGGGATGAAATCGAAGCCGCAAAGAAAACGCTAAGCACTCTGGTCTTTAAACAAGAATTTGAGGCTTCGTTCTCTACTGCTGGTCAAGAGATCTTCAAAGAAGATTGGATCAAGTATGGTGATGAACCACAGTATGGCTCTTACGTCATTGCTGTGGACTTGGCTGGTTTTGAGGATGTAGCCAAGAATGCGGGAGCTACCAAGAAGAAGCTGGACGAAACAGCTATCGCTATTGTCAAGATCAACGACAACGATGGTTCTTGGTGGGTTAAGGATATTCTACATGGTCGTTGGGACATCAAAGAAACAGCAGAGACTATCCTTCGTGTCATCAGTGAGTATCAACCGCTGTCAATCGGTATTGAAAAAGGTTCACTCAAGAATGCAGTGCTTCCTTACCTTACTGACTTGATGAGGAAGTATAACAAGTTCTGTCATATTGAGGACTTGACGCACGGGAACCGTAAGAAAGCAGACCGAATTGTCTGGAGCCTTCAAGGTCGCTTTGAACACGGTAGGGTGTTCCTGAACGAAGAAGCAGACTTTGACGACTTCAAGGAACAATTACTGTTGTTCCCTACGCCCGGTGTGCACGATGACTTGGTTGATGCTCTGAGCTACATTGACCAACTAAGCGTCACTAGCTACAACAGTGACTACGAAGAAGACGAAGTAGAAATTATTGATCAATGGTCGGGATACTGACCTTATGAGGACTAACCTATTATGATCGTTGACACCGAAAATAACTTCCAAGCCAGCGGTCTAGCAGGCTGGGTGATGGACAAAGCTGACAGGTGGCGTGAACACTATGACAGCAACTACAAACTCAAGCACGAAGAATACAACCGCATCTTCCGGGGTATCTGGGCTGCTGATGATCGGATGCGTGAGAGTGAACGTAGTCGTCTAATCTCTCCTGCTACTCAACAAGCTGTTGAATCCGCTGTTTCAGAAGTTGAAGAAGCTACGTTTGGTCGGGGTAAGTGGTTTGACATCAAGGATGATCGCAACGATAAGGACAACGCTGATGTTGCTTATCTACGTGAGCAACTAAGTGAAGACTTTGCTTACACCAAGGTGCGTAAGGCAGTTGCTGAGTGTATTCTGAACGCTGCTGTGTACGGTACGGGTAT